TTTTTAATATCTATTGCACGTGTAAAAAGTAACTTTGCGCTTTGCCATAAATTTACACCTTTGACGATTCGCCAATTTTCTGCAATTGATTGGATTTCGATACTTGCTAAAATTAACGCTAAAACTTTAGTTAACATTAAAGGCACGGAAAACACGGTTAAAACTATGTCGTTAAGAATAAAATAGTCTATTAAATAAAATAGAATTACGCATAATTCATAAAGCAACAATTTAGAGATAATTGCTGAAAGTTTGCGTGAAGTTATTTCTTGTTTTTGGTGTTTAGCTTTCCAAATTCCTGTTGCCGTGTCCGACAATATCAACGCAAATAAAAGTCCAAGTATTCCGCTAATAGGTAAAAAAAACGAAAAGCAAATAGTCAATAGTTTCAATGCGGAATTTTTAATTGTGTAAAGTAATAAATATAATTGTAGTCTCATAATCCTAAATCTTCAAGTGCTTCTGTTAAACTGAAAGTTAAATATAAAAACAAAGTAACACCAGCCAAATTAATATAGGGTTCTGTGCCTTGACAAATCAAAGAAAACGAAGTTAAAAAACCCGCAATAAAATAAAGAACTGCAAAAATATTACTTTTCATCTATTCTCCTTTAAGAGCTTTTAACTCTTCGTACATAGCAAGTAGCTGTGCTTCTTTTTCTTGTATTAGTTCTTCTGTTGTTTTTTCAATAACATCAACAAGCTCTTCTATATAAGTCCCTTGTTCGTTATAATATCCTATTAATTGTTTCATCTTAATTTATTTATATTGTGTGTATTCTTACAGCTCGGACTGCAAAATCTACTGATTTACTACTAAAACTGATTGCACCACTTGACATATTTAAATGCCACCCATTAGAGCTACTTGATTCTGTTGAAGACCAATAATTTGTAGTTAAAAATGAAGTTACACCTGTGACTTTAGCTATAATAGCTGCTGAATTAAAACAAATATTTAACTCCCAAAGTGAAGGTAAATACCAATCACTAAAACCACCACCTAAAAAACCTCTTGCTCTTCCTGCAGCATATGTATCAGCAGCAGGTAAAAGTGTTTGTGCTATAATTGCATTAGTATTTGTAAGACCATTTGAATAACTTTGTGCTGTTGAACCTACTGCAGTACTTTGAAATGCAGGTACTGTCCAAGGTAAAGCAGTACTCAAATTAGTTAAACTTGCTACAAGTGCTTTAGCTACTCCGTTTTGGTCCCATACAGCAACAACTACACCACCACCAATCAAAGCTCCTATCTCTGTACCACCACCACCACCTGAAGCAGCAATAGTCTGATTAGGGAAAGTCCCTGTAATAGTTACACCCGTTCCTGCAACTAAACTTGGAGTAGCTGTTCCTGTACCACCATTTGCAAGTGCAACAATGCCTGTAACGTTACTTGCTGTTCCTGTAGTGTTTTGGTTAAGTGTAGGAATATCTGCGCCAACAATAGCTCTAAATGTTGGAACTCCTGAACTTCCGTTTGGTGCAGCTAAAATATTATTTGCAGTTTTTGAAGCATAAGGATTTAGAGTATCGCCATAATTTGAAGCTAAACTAATTACAGGTGTTGTAGTTCCTGTTGCGACTACAGGTGTTGTTGCAGAAACTGAAGATACACCACCGGTTATTACTAAATCGCCACTACCTAAAATCGAATTACTATTTATCGTTTTTATGTTTGTGCCACTTACTAAAGTAGGTTGTACTGTTAAGTCACCGCTACCTAATATTGTAGTGCTATTTATCGTCTTTATATTAGTACCACTTATTAAAGTGTTTTGCTTTGAACCTATAATATTTGCACCTGTAACCGACTTTGTTACATAACCACCTGCTCCGTCACTTTCACTAATTTCTACTAAATCAGTATTTGCTATAGGTGTACCTTTTGCTGTTAATTGACTAATTTTTAAATCTGCCATAATTTATTGTGTTATTCTGTTATTATTATTTTCTGTTATTCTTCGGTCGTTAATTTCTGTTATTCTAAATACGTTTGCATAATTACCTGCTGTAATTGTATTAGATATTTGAGTTGCAGTACCTAAAGCATTGTTAGCATCTACAAAACAATTAATATTAGCATTAGAATCTTCTATTACTAAAGTATATGTAGATGATGTTGCACCAATTATAGGTAAACCATTTCTTGTCCATTCATAAGCAAAAGTAGGTGATGGATTGCCTGTCCAAGTTCCCGTTGTTGAAGTTAATACACTTCCAAGTGTTGTTGTTCCACTAATAACAGGTGTAACCGTATTAACAGGTGCTGAATATGTTTGTGCTGTTATAATATTTGAAGTTGCTGACGCACTTCCTAAAGTATTTGTTGCAGTTACTACACAAGTTATATTTTGTGCTGAATCACCAACTACTAATGTATAAGTTGAATTTGTTGCGCTTGTTATATTTGTCGCACCCCTTTTCCATTGGTAAGCAAAAGTTGGTGTAGGTATTCCTATCCAAGTTCCTGTTGTTGATGAAAGTACACTACCTAAAGACGTAGCGCCACTTATTACAGGTGCAATAGTGTTAGCAGGAAAAATAGGTACTATTGGAGCTACTACACCTTCAATAACGCCTATTCCTTGTGCGTGTAAACTTCCGTTACAACACTTTATAGAATAGCTTTTTCCGTCTTTACATAGACAACCACGTTGACCGCCTTTTGGACTTGTTCTCGAAGGTAAAGAACCCCAACTACTTCCCATTTTTTATAGTATTTAGGTAAGTCTTTAACTTTACGATATTAACTTCCTTTGGTTTGTATGTTCTTAAATGTACCATCCGGTGTAATTGTTGTTTGTGTCCGGAAACATATCGCTATTTGAATTTGTGTTGTATTCAGGAAACAAACTTGTGTTGTTGCTTATGTAGTCAATAAAACGTTGTGTGTAGTGTTGTGCTATTTGTGTTTCCTTTTCAATTAAAAAGTCTATTTCGTTTTTTTCTACGCTTGTTGAATTTTCGGAATTGTGTTTGTAAACACCTTTGTTTGAAATCGTGTAAGCTGCGAACGGCAAATAATACTTCATCGCCAAGTGTATAAGCATCGGCTTTAAATAAGTCGTTGTAAGCGTTAAATAATTACCACTTAATGTATTTGCTATGATGTCCGCTTTTATCTTGTCTAATAGCTTCGTACCGGTGAAATTTTGCAAGTCTGTATCTTGTGCAATCTTAATGTATTGTATAAAATTGTCCGTGTCAACGTTTCCGTTTAACGAAGTGTATTTTGTTAAATCTTGTCGTGTTACTAAAAGTGCTTCTGCCATTAATTCTCTTTTTTATTTGTAGGTAAAAACCCTTTGTTCGGCATATCAATTGGACGTGTTGCAACTAAACTTGGATTAGTAACTACATATCCAAATTTAGCTGCTTTTGCTTGTGCTAATTTCTTCGTGTTTGCGGTTATGTTTAATCCTGTTCCTTCAAATACTGCATAAACTTGTTTGTTCCAACGGTGATGACAATTTCCACCACCTTTATACAACCAAATTGAATAAGTGTCAGCACCTTTAGCCCCCCAACCTTTATTAACAACTTGTGAACCCATATTTAAAATATCTTCTTTACGGTAAATCTTGTTTGCTTTTACCATTTGTGTACAAAATTCACGTGGATTGTCCGTTACTTCGCCTTCGTATTTATATCGAACAACAAACTTTACACCGTCAATAGTTTTGTCTTGTTTACTTGTTATGTTTGGTCTTGCGTCTCCTGTAGAAACTAAGTTTACAATTTTGTTTAATAAACTTTGTTTTGGTTCTTTACTCAACAACTCGTTTTCTTCGTCATCTGTGTCGTAGTCAACTTCTTTTTCGTCTATTAATAACCAATTGTCTTGCGGTTCTTCGCCTAAATCAATTAATGGGTTTGTATGTGCGCTTAATTCCGTTCCTGTTTCTTCTGCTACTTGTTCTTCGTTTTGCGTGTTTTCCAAGTCCGTAAACTCTAAAGGTTGTAAAGTCTTAAAAAATAGTTTTAAAGCAACTCCGTTGTAAGCTAATATGCTATCGAACGCGTCTAATAGTTCTTCTTGGAATGGTCGTATAACCATATTGTCAAAAAGTATGCTTGAATTTTTAAGTTCTTCTGCGTTACTTGAAAAGCCATTTGTTGATGCAACCCCGAATAATAAAGGTGAAGTTATGTTGTGTCCTAACATAATCTTGCGTAAACATTCTTCGCTTAAATACGTGTAGTGTTCTGGAGCGTCGTTTAACGGAATATCTTCAACTGTTGTTTTTGATTCAGCGTTGTTGTTAAAAGCTACTATAACTTTTTGTCCGCGTGAACCTGTTAACTTGCTTAAAACTTTGTTTGAAATAATACTTTGCTGTTCATCCGTTGGTATTCCGTTATTAAAGTTTACAACTTTAGTTCCACTAAATCCGTTTTGTACTTCGTTAATTAAGTAGTCTGCAATTTCTTCTTCTAAAAGTGTATAAGGAACAGCACCTTGATAGTCCGGATATGCGTAATATTTCATTCCGACTGAATATGGTTTAGAAAAAAGTATTTCTATTTTTTCTTTGCTATAACCAAAAGCGTTAAATCTAATTGGTGCAAACTTTTTAGTATCGTCCCAATTGTCAGAATAATAATAACCTGTTATGTTTCCGTCTTTATCGCATTTTTCTGCTCGTAAAAGGTTAACCGGTATATGATATGCTTTTAATATTTTGTCGTGCTTGTCATTGTAGTGTACTTGAATAGCAAATTGTCCAAACATTTTCCTATCCAACACCATTTTTCTAACGTCTTCTTTGTGAAATAAAGACATCATTTGTGCGTATTCATTCGGCTTTTTATTAGCGTCTAATGCACTTAAACCTTTTCCGTAAATTAATCGTGCTACGTTGTTTATAATAGCGTTGTTAGTTGTTGAATTAGAATATCGTTCAATTAAGAATTGAAAGTATTGGTCGCCTTCTTCAGTTAAAAAGTCAACCCAATTTTCTCGGTTTGTTTCCGAAACTACAGGTGACGTATAAGCCGACAAGTTTAAAACGTGTAAATTATTCATATACTATAAAATCATTTGTTGTTGAATTACTTACATATTGATTGTTGTTAACCGAAAATGTAACTAAACTTTGTGCCGTGCAAAATACTCGGTCTTTATATATAATGGTTGTACCTACTCTTAAAACTAAATTGTAAAAATGGCCTTCTACTAAACCAAAGGTTGCCGTAATTGTATAAATGTAGTCTCCAACAGTTCTTGAAGTAATCGCTATAGGCGTTGTTACGTTTGTTTGTTCGTCTGTAAGTTCCATAACATTAAACGTATTGTCACGTGGAATAAAACTAAACGTCTGTGGACTTGTAGAAGGTGTTAATACTATCATATAGTTATAATTAAATATTCGTGTTTTTGTTCTTTTTTTAAGACAAAAAAAAAGCCGAACTTACGAACGGCTTTAAAAATAATTTTTTTTAATTTTAGTAAGCGACGATTGATGCTCCTGTAAAGACTGCTAATAATTGAGCGTCTGTAGATGGATTACCTAATGTTTGAGCAACGTTTAAGTGATTTGCAGGAATATTCTCTTGTCCTACAAGTGTCATTGTATATCCGTTTAAATCACCCATTGCAGTACCGTTGGAAATAGTTCCTGTTGTTACATCCATTCCATTAAATAAACCTGCTATAAAGAAATTATTAGCATTGGTTCTAATTACAACTTGTGGACGTCCCCAAGCAAGTAATTTCATTTGCTTTGTAGCAACAGCGTCTAAACCTTTAATTGTGAAAGTTAAAGTTTGTTCTACAAAAGTTGTTCCGTTTTCTCTTGAACTTGTTATTGTTTGTTCAAAAGAATTTGCACCTTTTAAATCGTATTTATAAAGTGATGTTACTCCTGTAATTGTAGTAATACTATCTTCTGCTCCTGCGGTTACGCTATAAGTTGGAACTAACGGAGTAGAGTCGCTATAGTTTATAAAGTAAATACTTTTTATACCGCCTACAAATTCTTTGCAAACTTCAGCCCTTGATTTTGTTAAAAGACAAGCCATTTCGTTTTGTTTTTAAATTATGAATAAAATAAAGCGCAGTTTCCTACGCTTTTTATTTAATGTTATACTCCTGAAGAATAAAGAACAACGTCTCCACCGATACCGTATTGAATACCTGCGTTGTAACGTAAAATAACTCTTACATTGTTTGAACCGTCAATATCCGACATGTCAAGTGTCTTGCAAAGTGAGCTGTCATTTAACAGTCCGCAGCCAAAAAACAAATTGTCAACTGTGGTTGCGACAATGTCCGTAGATTTCATTCCGTTAGCCATAAAGATAGGAATTCCGTCAAATGAAAGTGAACCGTTTGTGTACCATTGTGTACCTTGTGCGTTTGTTCCGTTTGCCCCTAAACCTGAAGCACCAAAACCACCTAATGCACGAACGTAAGCTTTTGCAATCGCTTGTGATACATAAATTCTTAATCCTTCGTTTCCGTAAAGTGATGCTGGAATAGCGTCTACTACTTTTCCTATTTCTGCTACTACGTTAGCGGATGTAATCGCAGTTGATGTTACGTCAATAACGTCTGGGTCTGCTAACATTAAAGCTCTAAATCCGTCAAATTCTCCTGCTGTTGCGTTTGTTCCGTTCCAAATTGTAGTTTCAATTTTAGCCGCTACTTTAGCTGCTACGTGTGCAATTAAGAAATCTGCAAAAGTTTTAGGCAACGTCTTGAACGCTGAATAACCCATACTTGCCGATTGCCAAGATTGTGCAAGGTCTAATTTGCAAAGTTCAAGGTTTACTTGAAATTCTTCTGTTGTTAATACTCTTTCAGTTAGTGTTACCGTTCCTGAAGCTGTGAAGTTACAAGTTGCGTTTGCTACGATGTTTCCTGTAGCTACTTTTTGCATAACTTGTTTGTAAGCAACGTTTGGAAGTATAGATACTCCGCCTTGCTCTAATGTTGGTGCAGACAATAATGCTGCTGCTAAATACTTACCTGCAAACTCACCTGCGTAAGTTGTGGTAATTACTGGGTTTGAACCAAATGGCATTTTGTTAAGTTTTTAAATTGTTAATACTAATTGTTTATTTTTTCTAAAATTGAATCCATTATTGAACGTGGTCTCTTTGAACCATATTGAAAGTGTTCAACTTCATTCGTGTTTTCAGGGTTAAACGCAATAGGTTTTACGTCTGCAAGTTCGGTTACTTCGTTTGTAACTTCGTCAACTTTAGACAACTTTTCTAATTGTGCTTTTAACTCTATATTTTCTTGTGTTAATTTTTCTATTTCTGCAAAGAACGTTTCTTTAACTACGCTTTCAATTGTCTTTTTTGCGCTTGGTGTTGTTGTTGCTTCTACTTCAACTTCTACTTCTGGAGCTTCTTCAACAACTTCTTCTTCAGTTGCAACTTCTTTTATTTCTAAAATAATTCCTTCAACTTCTACAACTAAAATTCTTCCGTCTTCTAATTCATATTCTCCAATTGGAACGGGAATCTTTTGTTCGTCTTCAGTTACAATAAAAACTTCTTTGTCCATTTCAAAAGCGTCGGCTTCAAAAATTGTTATTCCGTCTGCTAACTTCATTGTTTCCAATTTAACTTCCATTCCGAGTAAAGTTTTGATTTGATTAATTACGCTTGTTTTCATATTTCGTGTTTTGTTTATTTATTTTAAATATTCTTGTATTACAATAACCGATTCATTTTTTAACGACCTAAACGCAGGTAAAGTTGCAGGGTCTAAACCAAGTAATTTTGCTTGTTTTTCAAATTCAGCAAGTGTCTCTATTGAATTTTTATAAATTAATTTTAATTGATTAACTGCGTCTTGTTTTTGTTTGTTTAATTCAAGTAATTTTGGGTTTATAACATCAAGTTTTTTCTCATAAACAAAAATGTCTTTTAGTCTATTTTCTAAAAGTTTTAAATCTGCTAAATTAACTTCGTGTTTTGCTAATTCCGTTTTAGCTAACTTGTTGTAAACGTTTTGTAGTGTGTTCATATATTTATAATTTAATTGTTTATTTTTTGTTGTATTTTCAAACTTAACGTCCTTGTCGTGTATAAGTTTTAACGTAATTTTTACTTGACTTTAATTTACTATTTCGTGTTTTTGCGTGAACTCCTGCACGTTTAACTTTCGGTTTTTTAAGATGAACTTTAACGTTAGTTTGCTTCGCCATTTAAAATAATTTCTTTTATTTTGTCCATTAAAATTTGCTCGTCATTTACTAAACTCATTTCGTATTTATCCGCAAAATAACCTTCAATAGAAAATCCTTTTACTTCGCCAAGTTTTACTTTGTTCCAAATTTCATCGTTGTTTACTTTCATAGAAATTACCCAAGTACCTTTTGGAAAGTTAAAACCGTAGTTCATACTTTTGTCGTTTTTTCCTTCAGTAATCCAACTTTCAACAACCGACATTCCGTCTAACTTTTGTTTGTGTTCTAAAGTTGCGTTATTTTGGTTTGAGTTCATAAAAAACAATTCACTTGCTTTGCGTACCGTTTCTTCAGAAAAGTAAATATAGTATTCTTCGTTCTCGTCGTTCTTGCGGTAAATTTGTTTGTTAGGTATTAAAGCTGCACCCATTAAAATACGCTTTTCAGCATCAACTTCTTTTAACTCTATTTCGTGTTTTTTTAGTGCTATAAAATCGCTTTCTATTGCAGGACTTGACACTACTGAAACTGCGTCTATTCCGCTTGTCTCGTCTTTTTCGTCAATTATTAATTCAATTATTCGCATAATATATTAATTAAATTATTGTTTGTTTGTTGTATTTTCTAACCGCCTAAAGTTGCGTTTGCTAACCTGTTTCTATCTAACGCCTGTTGTGAAGTTACTTGTCCTGAAACAACGTAAGCTTGTATTGGTTGTTGATTTAAACTTGCAAGTTGATTAACGCCACTTTGTCCAACTACGTTAAAT